CGCCGCTGCCGCTCGTCAAAACCACGACGGTGTGCCCCTGCGTCTTCGTGCAAAGAATGTCCCCGCGAAGCAGATAGGTGCTGCCCGCTGTGTATTTGCTGCCCGTCATTTCGTCGAACAGCCCGCTGCCCAAGAGCGCCGCGCACATTGTGTTGGTGTTGAAATAGCTCACGCCCGCGCCCAGATCCTTCTGGAACGCCCAGCAGCAGCAGACGCGGATCAGTGCGCTGCAATCCGTCTCCACGTTCCGGTTCAGCCTGCGGATGTCCCATCCGTAAGGCTCCACGGCCTTGCGCAGCGTCTCGCGCTGGTTCTGGTCATAGCCGATCTTCTTGTCGGCGCAGGCCCATTCCATCGCCTGCGCGATCTTCTCCCGCGCCGCCGCGTCCTTCGCCCGCAGCACGCGCCAGCCCTTCGCGTGCACGTAGTATGCCTGCGTGGATACTTCCTTGCCGCCCTTCTGGTCGCCCGCCGCGCCGCCGGTCGCCCGCCCGCGCTCGTCGCTCCTCGCGCTGCCGATCATCACGCTGCTCATTTTCCTCACCCCTCATCCAAATCTTGTTCCAGCAAATCGATCCTGCGGATCACGTCTTCATGCGTGCGCGCGTATTCCTCGTCCTCGCGCCGGAGCACGTCCATCACGCCCTCGCGCACGCTCATGAGCCGCCCGCCAGCGCCGTGTCCGTCAGGCTCTCCACGCGGCTGTTCGGGTTCGCCGCCTTCCACGTCCTGCGAATGGCCTCCAGCGCCGCGATCATGTCCATGTCCGCGTATCGCGCCCCGTCCACCAGCGTCGCCCACGTGCCGTCCAGCTTCTCCGCGCCACAAAGCTCATGTCCGCCGTGAAGGCGGCGCTTCCCGGCGCGGCCCATTCCGGCAGCTCGCTGATGTCGCTGGCCTTGTCGATCAGGAAGTTCACTTTGTTGAGATCGTCGCTCTTGCTGCTCTCTATGATCCGCCATTTCTCCGCCAACTCAATCATCCTCCTTTGCTCTCCGTCCTGTCATTGCATGTGTGCCCGTCAGCATACGAGCCGGATGCCGTATGCGTAGAGGATTCCGGTCGCGTTGGCGCTCCATCCCGTGCTCACGTGCGTGTCGTCCACATATTCCGCGCTCGCCCAGCGCTGCACGTTATTGCTGTCCACGAAGGATAGCTCGCTCGCGCCGAACCGTCCGCTCTCCTCCACGATGGCGAGGCGCGTGTCGCGCGTCCAGATGCTGCTGCCCGTGCCCGTCGTCCAGCGGAACAGGATGAAGTCATAGTCGCTGATCCGGTGGCTGTTCAGGATGGTCTGCCCGCCGCTCGTCTGCGCCGTCACCATCAGAAGGCTTTCTTTCACGATGGCCGGGCGCTTTTTGAGGATGCCGTTCATCGCCTCCGCGCTGTTCGTGCGGATGGCGGCCAGCGTCCCCGTCAGCGTTCCGGTCGGCACCGTGCTTGTGGTCAGATAGATCAAGCCCGCCTCGCAGGCGTATGCCAGATCCGCCACGTTGATGTAGCTGTCGCCGCCGTTGAAGAACACCTGCATGTCGGCGGTGATCCCGTCCCCAGACAGCACATACATGTATGTCCCGTTCGGCGTCGCGCTCCACGCGCTCACGGGAATGGATATGGCGAATGTCTTCATGCCCAGCGCGTCCGCCGCCTCGTTCAGCTGCGCCTGCGTGGCCACGGCGCTCGTGTCCACATTCACGGAAATCTGCCCGTCGATCCCCGTTGCGATGCTGGCCGCGAATTCGTACACGAAATCCGGGATGTCGCTCGCCGCCGGGATCAGGATGCCTCGCGCGTCCTGATAGACGCAGATCAGCGTCCTGCGCCCCGTGCCCACGTGTCCCCAAATGCCGATCTGCGTGGCCGTGTATTCGGTGTCCGCCGCCGCGAATTGCAGCACGTATGTCACGCTGCCCGCCGCCGCGTCCACGGTATATCGTGCGATGGAGATCTCCTGCTTCTCGCTCGTCAGCGCCGTCAGCGCGGAGATGTCCGCCGCCGTGCCGCTGCCCGCCGTCGCACCGTCGATTACCAGCGTGCCGCCGCCCGCCCACTGGCTGAGGATCGCCGCGCCCGCCGCCGTCACGCTCGCTTCGTCAAAGTATGCCATGCCTTAATTCCCCCATTCGATTCCGGCTGCCGTCCTGCCGTATGCGCCGTGCGCCGCCGTCGCCGTCCACAGGTGCGCCTCGCCGCCCGCGCCCACATAGTAAACGCCGTCCAGAACGCTGCGCACGTTTTTGACGGCGTTCACGATCCGCACGAATTTCTCATAATTGTCGGTCAGCGCCTCCGCGTTCGTCGTGTACACGCGGAAGTGATATGGCTCACCGTCGTAGGCCGTCCATTCCTCGACGCGCCCGGTGCCGAACGCGCCGTTGATGGCGTAGAGGATGGCCGCCGGCGTGCCGAGGTGCCGCAGCACGCTGTAGCTGTCCTTGATGGTCTGCCGCTTCTCCTCGATGGTGGCGTCCTGCGTCCACCACGTGATGCCGATGTCCTCCGCCGTCTCGTCAAGGATCGCGTCCGTCATGCTGTCCACCAGCATCGCGCCCATCACGCCCTCGTTGATCTGGTCGAGCGCTTCGCGCACGCCCGCCTGTATGGCCATGGCCAGCGCGAAGCCGATCCGGTCATCGAGAATGAATTTCGGCACGAGCCTCGTGATGTCAAATTCCTCCACGTGCCCGCCCCCTTATGTCATCGGGGCGAGCGTCACATTTCCCGTGCAGCGCTCGTCCGCCGCCACCTCGGTGTATTCGCAGGCTCCGCCGTCGAAGGTGCTGCCGCTGTCGATCTCCGCCCGCATCGCGCCCGCCTGATAGATCCGGCTGATGAGCTGATCCGGGTTGAATTCGCGCCCGCAGCAGTAATCCTGCCATTCGTGATAGTCCTCGATGGCCGCCTCCAGCGCGCTCGTGTCGGTCACGCCGCTCGGCAGCCTGTATTTCACGGTAATCTCGTATTCCTTCTCCGATGCCACAGCCACGCTCACGCTGTCCGTCAATGGCCGCTCGTCGCTCGGGGATAGCGCCTCTTCCACGGCGGAGACGATCGCCGCGCTGCTCGCGCCGTCTTTGAGGATCAGCGCCACCTTCACTCTGCCCGCGCCGTCCTGCATGGCGTTCGCCTGAATGATCTCGCTGGATACGGCCAGCGCCGCCGCCTCGTATCGCTCCTTCGTGCCGGTCGTCACCACGCTCGCGCCATTCAGTGCGATGCGCGCGCGGTATGCCTCGTCATCCTCCGCGTCCTGTCCGCCGCTGGCATTCTCCGCCGCGACAACGGAGATCACGCCGTTCACAGGCACGACAAACTGCATGCTCGTGCCCGCCGTCACGCCGTTGCCGCCGCGTCCGGCCTGCGTGCATGTCACGGTCGCGCGGATGACGTCGCTCCCGGCGGGCCGCTCCGCGTCCGCCATGAATTCATAGAGCGCTTCGCCGTCCGCCGTCACCATGCTCCCGGAGGGAATGACGTCCGTCGCGCTCGCCGCGTCCAGCGTCACTGTGATGTCCAGTGTCGCCTTCTCGGCCTGTATCCTCGGGCAGAAGCTGTTCTCGCCCACCAGATCCAGATATTCGCGCACGGCGTATTTCCGCGTCCGCATCAAAAGCGCGTTGTCAATGCCCGCGAACGCCTGCATGAACATCGCCTGCACGCTTCGCAAAAGCATCTCCTTCGGGTCGCCCGGATAGAGCACGTCTCCGCCCGCCGCGATGTACGCCTCCTGCATCTTCTGCCAGATGGCGTCCGCGTCATAGGTCAGATAGTGCAGCTCATCTGCCAAATCAATCCGCCTCCTCCGTCTCCACGTCGATCACGCATGTGATTAAAAGCTCGCCGTCCGCATCCATGGCCGCGTCGCAGCTCACCAGCCGCGCCTCCGGCTCCCACAAAAGCGCCCGGCTGATCTCCTCCGCCAGCGCCGCCCGCGCCTCATTGAACGGCATCTCGTAGATCGCCGGGTTCAGCCCCCGCATCCGGTCGTAGGGAATCTCGCCCATCCGGCACATGATGAGGTTCTTCGCGTTCTGCACCGTCTGCTTCTCTTCGTCCAGCTCGCCGAAGTCGATCTCCTCTGCCCGGTTTGTGATCTCGTAATATCTCGGCATACTTTCCTCCGTTTAGCGGTATCCGCCGCCGGTGCGCAGCTTGCTGTTCAGCCGGTTCTGCTTGCTACCCGCGTTCGCCTTGGCCAGCATCGCGGCGCTCTGCTTTTTGGCGTCGCTGCCGCTCTGCTTCGCCTTTGCGATGGCCAGCGCCGCCCGCGTCGCCGCGTTGCCCGCCGCCGCGCCGATCACATTCCGCACTTCGATCATCCGGTTCACGTCGCCCGTCTTCGCGCTGGCGCGTCCCCTGCCGCCGCCGCCCCTCCGGCTCTTTTTGCCGCTGCCGCTCCCGGTGCCGCCGCTGCCGTCCGCCCGGCTGCACTGTTTCAGCGTTAGGTCAATGTTGCAGTTTACCATCTGCCCGTTCGGCGCGATCTCACATGCGGTCATGCTCGCGGCGGTCAGCATCATCTGGCATTCAAGCAGCTTCCTTCCGGCGATCAGGAGATATCCGGTCTCGCCGTTCTCCGCCGCCTGCGTCATCTCTTTCAGCGTCTCCTCCACGTCCTCGTTGAGCCGCCGGTCGAGGATCGCGCGCATGGTGAATTCCCGCGCGTTGCTGGCCTTGAACTTGACGAATTTCTCGTTGTTCTCCGTCACGTCCTCGGTCTCGCAGCCCGCCGTCAGCTTCAGATTCGTCGCGCCCCGGATGTGCGCCGCGTCCACCATGAAGGCGAATCTGCCAAAGCTCACAATGTCCACCCTGTCACGCCTCCTCCCGCCACGGCGCGGTCAGCGGCAGGGCGCTGTCCCGTTCCTCCGGCGTCTCGATCACGGGCAGATAGATCTCCTCTCTGCCCTGAAAGGTCAACCGGCTGCAAAGCTCCGGATTCGCGCCCATCAGCTCCGCCGCGTAGATCTCGTCCCCGTATATGTCCAGCGCGATCTGGTCGAATGTCTCCCCCGCGCTGCACGCGTATGTATATCCGCTCAGGGTCATAGCCACCCTCCTTACGCGAATGCCGCCGCGCCGTCCATCTCGCGCTGCTCCCTCATCATGTCGCGGATCACGCGCCGCATCCGATCCTTGTCCTTCTCCAGCACGCCCGCCACGCCGTCCGCGTTCGCCGCGTGGATCACCGGCGCGTAGGTGATGTTCGTCTGCCCCGTGCCGCCGTTCAGCCCGCCGTATCGCTCGATCAGCTCGCCCCACGTAAATCCGCTCGCCGCTCGCGCCGCGTTGAGCAGTTCACCCGTCCGCGCCGTGTGCGCCTCCGGAATCGCCCATTCCGCTCCGGCCTCGCCGAATATGCTGGCCTCGGTCGCGCGTCCGCCGTTGGCGTATGCCTGCGCCCGCGAAATTCCGCCGCCTCCGCCGCCGCCAAAGCCCAGTCTCACGTTCAGCGTGCCGATGGCGGAGAGTATCGCCGATTTCGCCGCAAGGCCCGCCTCATAAGCGTTTGTCACGGTTACTTGCGCCTCCAGCGGCACGTCATAGGCAGCCTGCATCGCGTCGCGCTCCGCGATCACGGCGTTCGCCGTCTCCTCGTCCACCTCGAATTTCGTCATGATGGTCGCCGCGTCGCTGGTGTCGTTCATCATCGCCAGTTGGAACGCCGCGTTGCTGATCTGCTCCTTGGAGCCGTTCGTCAGTGTGATTGTCGATCCGCCGAAATCCCTCCGTCCGGATTCGATCAGCGCCTGCGTTTCCGCGTCGATGCCCTCCGGCCTGCCGCCGCCCATCGCCCAGTTCGCCGCCTCCAGTATGGGGGTCAGTTTGTCCGGGTCCATCAGAATGTCGGCGAGCGTGCCGTATGTCCGCCCCGCCAGCGATTCGCTGCCCTTGTATTTGGAAAGCGCGCTCATGATGGGCGCGAAATTCGGGTTGGCGACGATGGTGTTGAGCTGGTCGATCATCCCCGGCGTTACGCCGATGCCCTGCCAGAATTCCGGCGTCGCCGCGTCGGCAAGGAACGTGCCGTCGCTGTAGTATCCGGATTTGGCGATGGCCTCGATGGCTCGCCACGCGTCGCCCAGCCCGGTTCCCCGGAAGGACGCGCCCAGCATGCCGGAAATCTCCCCGCTCGCCGCCTCGTCGATGTCGCTGATCCGCCTTTGTGTGACCCGCTCCGCCGCCGCGATGGCCGCGTCGCGCTGTCGCCGCGCCTCTTCGCGTTCCGCGGGTGTCGTCGCCTCCTCCATGGCGTAGTCATAGTTCGCCATGGCGGTCGCGACCGTCTCGTCCTGATCTCTGTATGCGTCCTGCCGCTGCTGTTCAAACGCCTTGTCGGTCAGTTCCACAGCGCCCGCCAGATCCGTCGCGCTGATTCGCTGCGCCTGCGCAATCAGCCGGTAGTATTCCTGCTTGCTCTCCGCTTCGGCGATCCGCGCCATGACCTCGTTGATCCGCCCGACACTCTGGTCGATGGCCTCCTGCTCCTCGTCGTTGATTACGCTGTCCCGCAGCGCCTCGGTCATCTTGCTGCGCAGCTCCGCGCCCAGCGATTCCGCCTCGGCATACAGCCCGGCATATCGCGCGTCGGTCGCGCTCGCCATGTTGGAAAACACCTGCGCGTCCTCCGGGTTGTCGCTCGATCCGAACATCATGTCGATCAGCGATAGGTCGCGCGCCTCCGCGTTGTCGATGCCGTCGTACACGGCGGTGATCATCGTGTCGCCCAGATCGTTGAGCTGCTGAATCTCCTCCGGCGTAAACGTGTGATCCGTCAGGTTGCCGTTGACGATCCGCTCCATCAGGCTGCCGCTCGCGTCCAGATAGGTGCCGAATGCGTCATCCACCGCGTCCGCCCATTTGTCCACCGCCGCGCGCTGCGTGTCCAGCTCGCTCGTCATGCCCGCCAGATTGCCGGAAAGCCCGTCCAGATCCAGCGAGAGATCTCCGAAGTTGTCCAGCCATTCTGCCTTTTCCACGCTGTCCACATAGGCGGCGATTCCGCTGAGTGCCATGGCCACCAGTGTCAGTCTGCCCGCGTTCGTGCCGAGCAGGGAGATCAGCTTCGCGCCGTTCGCAAACAGCATCATGGCAGGCCCCGCCGTTGCCAGCGCGGTCGCCGCGCCCGCAAGGCCGGAAAGCACATTCGGGTCAATGGCGTTCAGCCCGTCGATGATGTCGCCCAGAATCTCCGCGCCGTCCTCCACCCACGGGGCCAGCACGCTGCCGAACATGCGCTGAAATTCCTCCCATTTGGATTTCAGCGTCTCCGTCGCGCCCATCAGGCCGCTCATCATGATGTCGGCGTTCTGCTGCGCGTATCCGTCGCTGCCGAGGATAGATTCATACAGCCCGTTCCAACTGTCCGCCGCGCCCTGCAAAAGGGTCAGCGCCGTGCTCATCGTTCGTGTCGGAAAGATAGCCGAGAGCACCTTGTTCTTGTCCACATCTTCCATGCCGGAAACGGCGGAATACAGGTCGCTGTAGATATCGAGGAAGCCCTTCAGGTCGCCGTTGCTGTCGTATGCGGAGAATCCCGCCTCCTCCAGCAGTTGGTTCGCCTCGGTCAGCCCGGCCATGTTGGCCGATACCTCGCCCAGCTCCTCCTCCGTCACGGCCAGCGCGTTCATGGTTTTCAGCGCCTTGTCCGTCGGCGCGATCAGGCGGATCATGCTGCTTCGCAGCAGCGTGCCCGCCTGCGATCCCGTCGTTCCCACGTTCGCCAGTGTGCCCAGCATCGTGAAAAGCTCCGCCGTGCTGTCGGCGAAGCGCCCCGCGCTGCCGAGGCTCTGCAATGCCTGGCCGATCTCGTCGATGTTCGTGGCGCTGGAATTCGCCGCCATCGTCCACTGGTCGATGAATTGTCCGCTGTCCTTGAATTCGGTGCCGGTGGCGTTCAGGCCCTTGACCAGATAGTCGAGGCCGGTGGAGAGATCCAGTCCGCCCGCCTGCGCCAAGGTCATCGCGCGCGGGATGCCCTCCATCTGCTGTTCCAGATCCCATCCGGCGTGGCTGGCCTCGTTGATGGCCTGCGCCACGTCGTCCGTGTGGAAGATGGTCGTGCTGGCCCACTTCCGCGCGTTCACGTCCAGCGTGGACATCACCTTGTTCAGCTCGCCCGCGTTCCGGTATTGCGCGGAAAGCGCGGCCTTCGCCGCCAGCATGTTCGTCTCGTAATCCTGATAGATCGAAAGGCTCTCGGTCTCGAACCGCCGCACGCCGCTCCCGAACTGATCCACCTGCTGCGCCATCTGGCTGAGCTGTCGGCTCATCCGGCTGAATCCGTCCGTCGTCCTGCCGTTGATGATGATATTTGCAATCAGGTCTTTTCCGCCGCCTGCCATATCACATCACCGCCCTTCCGATCACAGCGCCGGTTCCGTCCTCGTGCATAAAAAAATAAACGCGGTCGCCCGCCGCGTATACGTTCCCGTTCAGGGAGGGCAGCGGCGGCGTCACGACGCCCTGCCGATCCTCGCTGGCGATCACATATCCGCCCTCGGCGCTCCGCACCGTGCCGCGCTCAATCGCCGCGCCCCATCTCTCGTCCTTCATGCCGCCCTCCGTCTTTCATCGGATCGTGCTGATCACGCGCGCAAGCTCCGCCCGGCAGCGCATGGCGGTCAAATCGTGCTCGCATTCGTCGATCAGCCATTCGCCGTCCGCGCCGGTGCCGCCCGTGATCGAGATCCGGGTCAGCGCCCGGAGCCGCGCGTCCTCCGTCACGTCGAGCGTCAGCCTCTCCGCCCGCCGGTTGCGGGTCAGAAGCATGCCGCGCGCCCAGCGTCCCGCCGTCGCGGCGTCCGCCGCCGGCGCCTGCGCGGTCTCGGCGGCGATTCCCGTCTCCGCGCCCGCGTCCATGGCCGTCGCACTCACATACGCACCGCAGACGGTCAGGCTCCTGATTTTCCTGCCCGCCGCCCGCGTCCATCTCGCGCCTTCCTGCTCCGGCGTGATCTCCATGGTCACCGCGGCATCCATCCCCTGCGCGTATTCGATTCCCACGCAGCGGATCGCCCCGCCGTATGTCTTCACGAAAAATCCTTCCAGCCCGCCGATCCGCGCCAGCAGCGCCGCGCAGCTCTCGTTCCGCCGCAGCAGATAGGGATAGCGGATTCCCCCGTCGATCCCGTAAAGCCCGCTCTTCATGCCGCTCTCGCTGGCGAGGTTCTGGATGATCGTCTCCAGCGTCATGTCCGCGTATCCGCGCCACGCGCGCCGCCGCGCCGCCTCGGGCATGCCGCTCGCCACGATGCGGTATCTGCCCTTCCCCGGTGTCACCATGCATACATACATGTCGCCCGTGTCATACGCGCCTTCCACCACGCGGATCACGTCGTCCGTCTCCGGCTTCCAGCGGTGCCAGATGGCGGCATGGTCGAATTCGATTTCCAGCGTGTCTGCCCGCCCCGTCGCCGCTTCGCGGCATACGCAGCCGAGCGCGGGCATATACTGCGAAATCTCAACCCCCTGATAATAGATCTCCATGCCGCCCTCCTCATTTCAGCTTCCGCTCCGCCGCCGCGTTCACCACGGCTCGAATGGCCGCCCGCATCTCGTCCTGCTCGATCATCGTCATGTTCAGAAAATCGGTCGCGGGTGTGTGGGAAACCA